TGAGCCGCCTTGTGGGCGGCAGCGACTGCTGGTTCGTTAGTTTTATAAGACAAGTTATTCTTGGCAGCGGCATTTGGAATAGCACCTAAAAGTGTTACAATTCCAAACATAGTTGCAAGAACCCCCGATAGTATTTTTCTGTCTCTCAAGTTTTTTCCTCCTTAGAAACGCAATAGCACCATTTTAACGGTGCTATGCACCTAGTATAACACAAAAAATGCTATTTAGTCAAGTTGCGGAAGTGCTATAATATAAGAACTATGGCATCTGGCGAAACAATTACATATGATTTACCGTATCCCGTTGCATCTGATCCAGTAAATGTACATGAAGATATACAAGGATTGGCAGAAGCAATTGATGCTATTTTGCCTACCCTCGGACTTCCGTATCATACATTAGAAGTTGTTAATAATACTGGCTCAACAATTGCAAAAGCATCACCAGTTTATATTTCTGGGTTTGGTGCAACTAAACCACGTGTTGCAAAATGTGATGCAAATACATCTGCAACATTTCCTGTAGTTGGATTAACACAGGCAGCAATTACAAATGGATCTGACGGTGTTGTTTTAGTAAATGGAATTTTTAGTGATGTTAATACTTCTTCATATGCCGCTGGAGATAGACTTTATGTTGCAGCAGGTGGAGGACTTACAAATACACAACCAACAAGTGGCGGTGGCGTAATTGGCGTGGTAGCAAAAGCAGCAATATCAGGTATAATTATTGTTGGTGCAAATAAAGGCAATGGCACATGGGGTGCACTTAAGGATGGTTTGTCATGACAAGTTATAGAAATACTGGTAGCAGCGCTTATTCAATTGGCTCTGAGCCACCTACGATTACTTGGACGGTAGTTAGTGGAGACACTGCTTCGTTTCGTGTATACGTAGAAGATGATGACCGTAATCCATTAGATTTATCTACCTGGACACTTGCTATGGACATTGTTAGAACTGGTACAACTAGTACAGAAACCATAGTTGCTCTAACTCCAACAATTACCGAAGATGATGATGCTACTGGTAGTTTTACAGTTTCTCTTTCAAGTTCTGATTCTCAAGCATTAGAAACTGATGATGAATTTGATATTCAGATTTCTGATACTGACCGTGTTTGGACTCTTGCTAAAGGTAAAATGATTATTATTGATGATATTACAGCAGATCCAACATCATGAGAAATGCAACATTTGAACAAACTTGGGAAACACGCAGGATAGTTAAATTAAAAGATCTATCTCCAAGAGTAAAACCAAAACAAATACTGCCATTTAGAGTACAGTTTGAAACTCTTGGTTTGTCCCTTGCTGGTGGATCAGGTGCTGCTGGTATCGGTGTTGCTATTATTGGCACTAATTTCTATATCAGATAGAAACCTTATTTTGTGATATAATCAACATTATGGCCATTGTCCCTATTACCCAACTTAAGACTAAATTTGAAACTGGCGATAGACCAACGCAACAGGATTTCGTAGATTTAATTGACACTACTTCCTACCGTGCTGATTCTTTGGGCGGGGATGGAAATAACTCCGTAACAATCAATGGCATAGAAACTCCATTAGTATTTGACACAATAGATACTACGGTTTGGAGAACTATAAAGTATTTAATTCAAATGTCTCATGCTGGATCTTCGTCCTATAGAAGCACTGAGATAAACTTGGTTTTTGATGGTACCGATCAAAACATAACAGAGTACGGCTCTGTTAAGAACACTAATAGCGATGTTGGAACAATATCAGCAGCGCTAAATTCTGGTACAATTAGCATGACGGTTACCCCCGTCTTAACGCCTATGACCATAAGGTACTACCGCACTGGTCTTAAGGCATGACCCTTATAAGGAGATAAAATGGCGACAGTCGACAAAGCCTTCCGCATTAAGAATGGTTTAGTCGTTGAGGGTAGTACGGCTACCGTTAATGGCTCAAACGTTCTTACAGAAGCATCAACGTCATTTCTGGCAGAGTATGTTGCTGATACCGTAGGCGCAATGGTAACAAGCAATACTGAATCTGGTATTACAGTAACCTACCAAGATGCAGACAATACACTAGATTTTGATGTTGCAGATTTTACAATCACATTAGGTGGAGATCTTTCAGGTTCTGTAACAATTACAGATCTTGCAAATGCAACTCTTACCGCATCTATTGCAGCAGACTCTGTTGCACTTGGCACAGACACAACAGGTAACTACGTAGCATCTGTTACATCTGGCTCAGGAATCTCAGTTACTGGTTCTATTGCAGAAAATTCTGCAATTGTAGTAACCAACGACGATAAAGGTTCTTCACAAAACATTTTCAAAAATATTGCAATTACTGGCGGAGCAACAGTTGTAGCAGACTCAAATGATGACACTCTTACATTTACTGCTGGAACTGGAATTGGACTAACTGCTGCTACATCAACAGACACAATTACAGTTAACAATCTTGGTGTTCATACAATTACAGGAACAGCAAATGAAATTGAAGTTTCTGCTGCAACTGGATCAGTCACAATTGGTCTTCCAGACAATGTAACAGTTGGCGGGAATTTAATAGTATCTGGAGATCTAACTGTAAATGGAACTTCTACTGTTCTTAATACAGAAACTCTTGCAGTAGAAGATAACATTGTTCTTTTAAATAGCAACGTAACAAGCACCCCATCAACTAACGCTGGTATTGAAGTTGAGCGTGGTACTTCTGCAAATGCGTCTCTATTCTGGGATGAATCAACAGATAAGTGGACAGTAAATGATTCAACTACTTCTAAGGCAATTGCTTTGGTTGGAGATGCAACATTTAATACCTTCTCAACATTCACAGATGGTTCAAATAGTGCTACACCAGATTCATCTTCAGATACTTTCACATTTAGTGCAGGTACTGGTATAACTGCTGCAGTTAATGCAGGATCAGATACTCTAACAATTACAAACGTAGGTGTTACAGGTTTAACAGGAACCACCTCACAGGTTATTGTTTCTGCTTCAACTGGTGCTGTAACCTTGTCTCTACCACAGGACATTGCAAGTACAGCAAGCCCAACGTTCGCAGCACTCTCAGTAGGATCTGGATCAGTTACAGCAGGTTCTGTAACTCTTGCAGAAGCCCTTATTGGTTCTGCAACAGCAACCGCTGGAACATCTACTTCCGCAGTAGATTCATGGTCTGCAACAACATACAGAAGCGCTAAGTATCTTGTTCAAATGAAAAAAGACAATGATATTGAAACTCTTGAGGTTCTTGTAAATGTTGATGGAAATAACAACGTTTATATTACAGAATATGCTGATGTTATTAGCAACGTTTCTCTTGGAACTACCGACGCTGATTATAACGCAGGCAACGTTCGTTTGCTAGTTACAGCAGCAGCCGAGGGTACAGCAGTAAAGGTACACAAGACGCTTATTGAAGCGTAATGTGACCACGAAGGGATAAGTGAACTTCAGTGGCAACAACAAATAAAGATTTTGTCGTAAAGGCAGGACTTAAGGTTGCCACTGGAGTTACCTTCCCAGATGGATCAGTTCAAACAAGTGCTGCAACTGCAGTAAATGTTAACAGTTCTTTTCCAGTAAGCCCAAGCAATGGGCAAATGCACTATAATACAACAACAAATAAATTATATTATTATTACAATTCTGAGTGGATTGCTTTAGCAAATTATGATGATACTAAAGATGTTATTAATCACACTCACGATACGTCAATTGGTGGCGGTGGATTCTTAAAAGATACATACCCATACGATGGCAATAGCCCTCAATTTCCAGCATTTATTTGGGAATCTCTTGATGGAGGAACACCAGCAACAACATCGTTTGATCTTACAATTGATGGTGGAGCGGTAGCATGACAAAGTTTGGTATAATGAGATTTAATACGGAGGCTATCAAATGGCAGTAAGAATTCAAATGCGTCGTGGCGCTGCCACATCTTGGAATGCTACAAACCCAGTTCTTGCAGAGGGCGAGTTTGGTTTTGATACCACCGCAGGTCAACTTAAAATTGGTAATGGCACTACTTCTTGGACTAATTTAGATTATTTAGTTACCGACGGAAGCCTTGGCACTAGCCTTGGAGATTATATTGAACTTGTCGAAAAAGGTTCAACAAGCGGTGTTGCAGAACTTGATAGCAATAGAAATTTGTTAGTTCCTAACTCAAGTATTATTTTTGAAGGTTCTTCTGCAGATGAATATGAAACAACTCTTACGGTCACAAACCCTACAGCAGATCGTACTATAACAATTCCAGATTCAACAGGAACTATCGTTCTTGATACAACCCTTGATGAAATGGCACAAGATGCAGTAAATACTGCCTTAACTGCTGGAACTGGTATTTCAAAAACATACAACGATAACGCTAATACAATTACAATTGCAGTAGACGGAACTATAGCAACTACATCTTATGTAGGTAATTCTGTTTCTAGCCATAATGCTCTTACTACAAATGTTCATGGTATTACAGATACTGCTGCCTTAGCAACTACTTCTTATGTTGGTACTGCTATTGCTAACTTTGCTACGACCTCGTTTGTAGGAAACTCAGTATCTAGCCACGCAGCGCTAACTTCAACACATGGAGTAACTGGTGCAATAGTTGGAACTTCAGATTCTCAGACTCTAACAACAAAAACAATTGCCCTTGGTTCAAATACCATATCGGGAACTATTGCAGAGTTTAATACAGCGCTTACAGATGCAGACTTTGCTACTTTGTCTGGAAGCGAAACACTTGCCAATAAGACATTAACTAGCCCAGCAATTAATACTCAAATTACTACAGCAAGCACATCGTTTAATCTTTTGAATACCACGGCAACTACCATTAATTTTGGTGGTGCAGCAGATGTTATTTCTATTGGATCTGCCACTAGCACCGTTACAGTTAATAAGCATCTTGTTGTAACTGGAGATCTAACAGTCAATGGAACAACAACTACAATTAACTCAACTACGTTATCGATAGATGATAAAAATATTGTTCTTGCAGATGGTAATACATCTGATGTTGCTGCAGACGGTGGCGGTATAACCTTAAAAGGTGCATCAGATAAAACCTTTACTTGGACAGACTCAAATGACTCTTGGAGTTCGTCTGAGCACATCAGCCTAGCATCTGGCAAATCTTATAAAATTAACGGGACAAACATCTCTGCTGCTCTTCCTGGTCTTACATGGGGAGAAGTTAGAGATGGCAAGTCTGGTCTAGCAATTAGTTAGACTACTTTATAAAACCAAAAGTACTCAACCTTTAGTTGATGCTTACTGTTTGCAAAAACATTGTAAATTATAACTTTTCTTTATCTAAACTTTGTGCTATACTAGACACTACTTTGCGATTTGCAAAGTTCTCATAATATTTTTGTGGAAAGGTAGTTAAAAACAAATGTCAGATGTATTTTCTTTTCGTCTATTGGATGAATTTGTAAATAAATATAAGGAAGTAGAGCCTCCTTTTGGCTTTACCGACGCAGGAAATAACTCGTTAGGTGAAATCACATTCATCCGCACCTATTCTAGGGTCAAAGAAGATGGACGTAAAGAACGCTGGTATGAAGTTTGCAAGCGGGTAATTGAAGGAATGTACTCAGTACAGAAGAATCACGCCAAAGAGAACCGTTTGCCTTGGAATGATAACAAGGCACAGAAGTCTGCTCAAGAGGCCTATGATCGCATGTTTAGCCTTAAATGGACCCCTCCTGGGCGTGGTCTATGGGCATTTGGTACTCCTATGACTATGGAGCGTAGAAATTCTGCTGCCCTGCAAAATTGTGCGATGGTATCAACAAGAGACATTGACCGTAATGATCCAGGTGCCTTATTTGCTTGGGTAATGGATGCTTTAATGTTAGGTGTAGGTGTAGGGTTTGATACTTTGGGTCAGGATAAGGGGTTTGAGATTTATGCAAATACCGCTGACGAAATCACATATGAAATTCCAGATACTCGTGAAGGTTGGGTAGAGTCTGTAAGACTATTGCTTAACTCATACCTTAAGCCTAATCAGGCAAAGGTAATATTTGATTATTCTAAGATTAGACCATTAGGTGCACCGATTAAGGGATTTGGTGGTACTGCTTCTGGTCCTGCTCCACTTATTAAATTGCACGAAACTCTTCGTAAGGTTATCGGAGATAGGGCTAAAGAAAAACTAGATAGCCGAGCAATTGTAGATATTGTTAACCTTATTGGTACATGTGTAGTTGCTGGAAACGTTCGTCGTTCTGCAACTCTTGCTCTTGGTGGTTCTGGCGACAAAGATTTTATGAATCTTAAAAATGCCGAGGTATTTGCAGAGCGTAACTCATATGATCCAGAAAATCCAGGATGGGCATGGATGAGCAATAATTCTATTGCAGCAACTGTAGGAACTAAGTATGAAGATTATGTAGATTTGATTTCTAATAATGGAGAGCCAGGTTTTATTTGGCTTGATGTTGCTCGTAATTATGGTCGTCTTGCAGATCCTGCAGACAATAAAGATTATCGTGTTATGGGATTCAATCCATGTGCCGAACAGCCATTAGAAAGTTATGAACTCTGTACTCTTGTAGAAGTTCATCTAAACCGTCATGAATCTAAAGAAGATTTCTTGCGTACTTTGAAGTTTGCATATTTGTATGGCAAAACTGTAACTCTTGTTCCAACACATTGGCAACAGACAAACGGTATTATGCAACGTAATCGTCGTATTGGAACTTCTCTAACAGGTATTGCATCATTCTCTGATGAGCATGGTTTGCCTACCGTTCGTGATTGGATGGATGAAGGATATAAAACAATTCGTAAATATGATCATGCATATTCCGAATGGTTATGTGTTCGTGAATCAATTCGTGTAACAACTGTAAAGCCATCTGGTTCTGTATCTTTGTTATCTGGTGCAACTCCAGGTGTTCACTGGGGTCCAGGAGGAAATTACTTCCTTCGTGCTATTCGTTTTGGAACTACAGATCCAATGATTCATTTATTCAAAGCAGCAGGGTATAAAATGGAAGCCGATCTAGTATCTGCTAACACAACAGTTGTATACTTCCCAGTTCATTCTGGACACCCTCGCTCTGAGAAGGATGTTACTTTGTTTGAGAAGATTGGTCTTGCTGCTACTACGCAGAAGTATTGGTCTGACAATGGGGTATCTGTAACATTGTCATTTGATAAGGAAACAGAAACAAAGCATATTGCTCCAGCGCTGCATATGTATGAAGGACAGTTGAAGGCTGTTTCATTCTTGCCTATGGGAAATATGACATATCCACAACAACCATACACTCAGATTACAAAAGAAGAGTATGACTCTTATATTGGCAAGATTAAGAAGATCAATTGGTCTGCTATTTATGACGGTATTGATAATCTTGAGGCTATTGGCGAAAGTTACTGTACCACCGACACATGTGAGATAAAAATAGCGTAAATGCTATAATTAAGGGTAAGGAGTAATATGTCCAACCCGTCAAACCTGTATGCAGAAAAGATATATGCAGAGCACCCTACTGTTCTGTGGGCATTAGATGATCAGTCAGACTACATAAGTCTTATAACCGAGGCACAGCGTAGTTTTACTAGTTGGACGATTACAAATGCCTCTGATAGTATTGATGATGCTCCATCCGTAGAGCCATTTATAAATAGCGTTGTTAATAAACTGGACATTGTTATACCAGCAAATACAAGTTTTGAAATCACCTGTGTAAGCGATGATTTGATAAATTTTTCTAATCTAGACTCTGAGTTGGCTACCTTTGCAACAGGCAGTTATTTTTTTGATTCTAGTGGAGTTCTTCAATCAGTATCAATTGGATATGAATATACAGATACTACAACTGCGGCAAATATACAAAATTTAAAAACTTATACAACAAATTTAACTGGTGCATGGGGATTTGTCTCTGAAACATTTGAGATACCAAATGAAAATACTACGATGAGAGCAGTTATTAAAGCAACTTTTAACAATCCCTCTAGCACATCAACAACTGCTTTTTATATTAATGGAGTAAGCATAGGTCAATGGTCAGAAGATTATAATGCAACATCTCTTGGAGTTTCTTCTACATCATTGCCTTCAATAAGCCTTTTGGGTTCTTTGAAAGGTATTGAAGCAGAAGCATATGGATTAGGAGAAGAGTCTGCCTACTACATTGGTTCTCAAAATGCTATGTTTGCAAAAAACTCAAGTATACCTATGGTATATGGTGCATCAGGAGTAACAATATTAAGACCAGCAACTAGTTCTCTTCCATCTTTGGTGGTTCCAGGAAAAGGATTTTTAAATGAGGCTGGTAGACATAAAGAATACACAGTAGAATTTTGGGCAAAAATAAATTCTAGTGCTACAACACCAAAAAGAATATTTGGACCTATAGGATCTTCAGATGGACTATATGTAGAAAGCGGATTTTTAACTTTTGTTATTGGAAAAGAGTTTGGATCTCATTTTGTTGGTGAGTGGTATAGACCAATGCTAATACATATTAGAGTTATTCGTAACAGTGCCACGGTATTAATAAATGGAGAAGAAGTAATAAGCCTTAGTATTTCTACAGATGATTTAATTTTGCCAGAAATACTTGACAACTCAGGTGATGAACAGGATTGGCTTGGATTTTATGCATACACAGATGTAGATCCAGTTGAATTAGATTGTGTTGCTATTTATCCATACCAGGTCCCAACTCCAGTAGCAAAACGCAGATGGGTATACGGGCAAGGCGTTATTTCTCCAGAAGGAATTGATTCTTCCTACGGTGGAAGTTCTGCGTTTATTGATTATTCTTTTGCAGACTATACAGCAAACTATACATATCCAGATTTTGCAAATTGGAGCCAAGGAACATTTGATAACTTAGTAACTGCGGGAACTTACATAAGTACGCCAAATTATCAACTTCCAACTATATTCATAGGCGATGAAACAATACAAGACTTATATGATGACAATCAAAACATACAGGCTGGACAAAATAAATTTATAACATTTAGACCAACAACAAGTTGGAATTCTGTTCATGCGTATTATAACTTTCCTAACTTTAATGTTTTAAACGAAGAAGTAAAGGCAGTATATGGAGTATTTAGTCATGACGATGTTACATCAATAAATCAAACCCTATTTAAAATCTATAACAAAACAACTGGTAACTACTTTCAGGTAAAACAAGATGATAATGAACTTATTTACAGTCTATATTATAATGGAGCAAGTACATCTTTATATACGTATAGCACAATAAGCGTTAATCAAATTTTTGCTGTGGGTATAAACATACCAGATTTAGTTGCCAGATTTGGTGGAAATGTATCAGCATTTTTTGGAAACAGAAACGGACTTGAACTATATGTTGCAGGAGATGCAACAACATCCAATACCTTTGAAGGCAATCTTTATTCTTTTGGTCTTTGCACCGCCTTAAATGCAAACGAAGCAGATACATATTTTGCTAATGGTTTTGTTGCAGCAACATCGGGTCAAGACCTTATATCATTTACTGCAAGTTATACTTTGCTACCTACAGAGGCATATGATACATACTTTTTAGATATTGGAGTTGCTGGATACTGGGAAGATTACCTACCTCTTTCATATTTTGCACAGTTTGTACAAAATGATATAGGTAACTCTTTTTATGATTTAGACTTTTTACAGTTTAATATAGGATATCCAAAACCTTCTAACTTGGTGGAGCAAGCATCAACAAGCACTTGGACATATCAGGCCCTTAAGGACGACTACGAATTTCCAGTTCAAAGAACATATGGACAACTAGACAATTATCTTTTTACTGGTTGGGAAGATTACTCTCAAATGTTAGGCAAGACAGAAAAATATTATGAATATGATACTGCAGATGCATCCGTTAGAAGTTTTATAACGCTACAATATGTAGAAGAGGGTGCCAATGCCCCAAGATCAAACTTTACAGTAAGAACTGCAAGAGAAGGTTCAATAATTGATATAGATAATTTTGCAAACTGGGAGTCTACTAAGTTTGAAGTCGTTGATAATACATTAATATATCCAACAAAGACTTCCGACTTTAACGATTTAGCAATTGTATATCATCTTGATTTTAATATTCGTGGTATTTTAAGAAAGCCAATTAGACTTCGTAGACTAGAACTAGCATCTCAAGCACTAAACGATAATTCATTTAATCCAATAGGAACAAGGTTTGGAATAGACATGTTTCCGTATAAGAGATCTGGAATTTATTTTGATTATAAGTCTAAAAATCCTTTTAGTATCTATAAAGGCAGCACTCCATATCTTTATATGAATAGAACCTCTGGTGTTCAAGTTCGTGGAGATTATGATCCACTTGTTAGCAGGGGAATTGCTATTCCTATAAATCCAAATACTGCAGATAACTACCGTGTTAGCGCCTTACAGATGTGGATGAGATATGACGAAAGACAATTTCCCGCAACACCTGTAGAACTTTTTGAGGTTAAATACCGTTCAGATACTATTAAGTTTTATTTTGTAGCAGATAGTGAAACTGGAGATCGTGCAAGAATTTATGCAAAGAGTGTAGAAACTGGAGAAGACTTTAGTGGTTTATCATATTATTGGAATGGCAAACTAGTAAGAGAACCTGTTGCAACTAGAAATCAATGGGGAGTTTTAGGAATTGGATTTTCTTCAGCCCTTAATTTTGATTCCTTCCTTGGAGGAATAAATCTCAATGGTCCATTTGTATTTAATAATGTTGCATACTATCAGGCAAATAATTTACAGCAAGTCCAAAGCACACTTATTAGGCCTTGGCAGCAGGTAATAACTGATGGAATAACAAGTTATGACTGGGAATACTGGCTAAACTCCTCAACGTGGGAAGGGGTCCTAGTAATTGGACGATCCGACCTATATGGAGTAAATCCAGTTGATATTTATAATACATATATTGGAACTAATAAGATTATTTTTGATGATGATGAAGGTTTGACTGTAGACGCAGATAAAATCAAGGTCTATACAGATACAACATGGACAATTAACGTCGGTACACCAGTATAATCTGCTATACTTATGGATATGAGTAGTGGAAAATTGCCAAAAGTTGGTAACGTCAGGCGCAAAGTTATAGAAAAAAACTACGCTTGGGGTCTTTATGTGTACAAAAAATCTAATGGTAAGTGGTTTACTGACGGACAGGGTAGCGTTTTAAATATTCCAGCAATGCGTGGAGATATATCTAAGATTGCTGAACTTAAGAAAGCAGCCATGTACTATGGCGACGAAGGTGACGGAGAATGTATTTTTGTGCCTGGTTTAAGCAGGGTATCTGAAGAACAGTATTCTGAAATGGTAGACAGAATGAAACAAGGGCTTATTCCAAATGTTAACGATCTTGGTGCCGTCTATGATGCTCAACAGACCTTGAGCAAACACGGAAAGGATGTTTACGATAATGAGTAATGATTTTGATTATATTCAAGCAAGTTTAAACACACAAAACAAAGAGCCAAACCAGTTTGCAAATTTGGATCCGTTTGCTAAGTCTTGGGATGACCTAAAAACTTTAAGCGGAATTGACAATAACTTCCGTCGCAGAACTAGTAGAAATATTACAAAGGCTGCTTCTGAAAGTCCAGCCTATTTAACAGCAGCAGGTTCAATGCCTATGGGCGATGGTATTGGATCAAAGCAACTAAATCCTGGCACGGTATACAGAAACGGCTATGGTCTATTTGATGTAATTACACCACCATACAATATGTATGAGTTGGCTAACTTTTACGATACAAACTTTGCTAATCATGCCGCTATTGATGCTAAGGTAGAAAATGTTGTTGGTTTGGGATATCGCTTTGATATTACAGATCGCACAATGCTTAGTTTTGAAATGAGTGAGGATGAGGGCAAAGTAGATAGAGCAAGAAATAGAATTGAACGAGCAAAGATTATGCTTCGTGACTGGATTGAAGGTCTTAATGATGATGATTCATTTACGACTACTATGGAAAAGGTTTATACAGATCTACAGGCTACAGGTAATGGATTTCTTGAGGTTGGTCGCAAGGTAAACGGTGAGATCGGATATATTGGACATATTCCAGCAACCACTGTTCGTGTACGTCGTTTAAAAGATGGTTTCTTACAGATTATTGGAAACAAGATTGTTTACTTTCGTAATTTTGCTGCAACAAATGCAAATCCGATAACTACAGACCCAAGACCTAATGAGATTATTCATTTAAAACAATACTCTCCTCTTAATACATTTTATGGTATCCCAGATATTCTTGCTGCGCTACCTTCACTAATTGGAGATCAATTAGCGTCTCAATATAATATTGATTACTTTGAAAACAAGGCTGTTCCAAGATATGTAATTACAGTCAAGGGAGCCAAACTTTCTGCAGATGCAGAAGATAAGATGTTCAGATTTTTACAGACTGGCCTAAAGGCTCAATCACATAGAACTTTGTATATTCCACTTCCTGGAGATACAGAAAATAACAAGGTTGAGTTTAAGATGGAGCCAATTGAAAACGGTATTCAGGAAGGCTCATTCAAAGAGTATCGTAAACAAAACCGTGATGATATTTTGATTGCACATCAGGTTCCTATTTCTAAACTTGGTGGATCTGATTCTGCTGCTATTGCTGCTGCGATTTCACAAGATCGTACATTCAAAGAGCAGGTATCTCGTCCAGCACAAAGATATTTAGAGAAGATGGTTAATAAGATTGTTAAAGAAAAAACAGATGTTCTTGAATTAAAGTTCAATGAACTTACCCTGACTGATGAAATTGCACAGTCTCAGATTTTGGAACGCTATGTAAAGACTCAAGTCATGACCCCTAACGAGGCTCGTGAAAAACTAGATCTTCCACAGCGTCCAGATGGGGATAGCCCATTTGTTATGAGTCCAAGACAGGCTACTGATGCTAGGGCAGATTTGGCGGGGAATCGACAAAGAGACGTTGAAAGAACAAATAACAACTCAGATTCTCCATCCACAATTTCTGGCAGAAATCCACAGGGAGAGGGCCGTTCATCCACATAATGTCCACATAGTGATATAAACGGATGATATAATTAACCTGCAATGATTATAAATAAAGCACACTGGGTTACGGAAGGCGACAGCGTTCGTTTTTCTATGCCCATTGGCAAGATTGACCAAGAACGTCGTACTGTTTCTGGTTTTGCAACACTAGATAACATTGACAAACAAAATGATATTGTAACTACGGAAGCAAGCATGACTGCTTTTAAGAAATTCCGTGGCAACCTTCGTGAAATGCATCAACCCAGTGCTGTCGGCAAGGTTGTTTCTTTTAAAGAGGATCGTTATTTTGATCCCGAAACAAAGAAGTTTTATAGTGGAGTTTATGTTTCTGCATATGTTTCTAAAGGTGCACAGGATACATGGGAAAAAGTTCTTGATGGAACCTTGACTGGTTTTTCAATTGGTGGAAATATTAAAAAGTTTGATGACGAATTTAATCCAGACCTTGATAAATCAGTGCGTATAATTAAGGAGTACGAATTGCACGAGTTGTCACTTGTTGATAATCCTGCTAACCAATTCGCTAATGTTATCTCTATTGAAAAAGGACAACTTGGTGGATATTTGGCAAAAGCAGTAGTTGATACAGTTTACTGGTGCAAAGAAGACGATATTGTTCGCTTGTCTCCTGAAGATAAGGAAGCATGTCCTACTTGTGATAAAACAATGTCAAACATTGGTTTTGTTGAGCACGGCGATGACAATATTGAAACATTAAAGTTCTTAGTTGATAGTGCAAAAGGCATTAGAACAATTAAGATGACAAAGGAGGATAATCCTATGACAGAAGAAACAGAAGTTGTAGCAGAGGCACCAGCCGAAGCAACACCAGTTGTTGAAAATGTTGAGGTTGCTCCAGAGGCTACAGCAGAAGTAGTAGCAGAGCCAGAAGCAGTTGCTCCAGAAGCACCTGCTGATACTGAACTTGCTAAGACTGATGAAGTTGCTCCTTCAACAGAAGAAGTTGTAGAGAAGAAAGAAGATGTTGTTACAGATATCGCCAAAGATGTAACAGACATTAAAGATTCTCTAACTAATGCCTTGAGCAGTCTAGCAGAAACCGTTAAGTCACTTCAGGTTAACGTTGATGCAATTACAAAGTCCCTTGAAACAGTTACAGGCGAAGTAAAGTCTGTAGCGAGTGAGGTTAAAGAGGTAAAGGGTTCTTTCGATGAGTTTGGAAAGCGAGTAGATCTTGTAGAAAAAGATACTGCTTTCCGCAAGTCTGGCGATCTAGGCGAGATCGTGCAGGAGTTTTCAGAAATGAAGACTCAAAAATCCCTATGGGGCGGACGTTTCCTCACAAATGCCGACCTATTTAACAACTAAAAAACCAAATGGAGGTGAACAATATGTCGGAACAAGAAAAACTAATTAAGGCTGCTGAAGCGGGTTCATTCGTTTCTGGCGGTATCGGATCTGCAACAGCAACCGATGCTGGCGGTAACGTGTCTCCTGCCGAATCTCTTGGTAACGTTACTGGCGGAACCTTCGGTGTAACAACTGGAGCAAACGCAGTAAACCCAACAGGAGTTAACGGCGGTATTCTAGCACCAGAGCAGGCTCGCCGCTTTATCGACTACGTGTGGGATGCAACAGTTCTCGCCAAGGATGGTCGTAGAGTTACAATGCGAGCAAACACCATGGAAATCGAAAAGGTTAACGTTGGTGAGCGTGTAATTCGTGCTGCTGCACAAGCAGATGACGCATACACAAATGCAGGCGCAACATTTACAAAAGTAGAACTTACAACCAAAAAGATTCGTCTTGACTGGGAAGTATCTACAGAGTCTCTAGAAGACAATATTGAAGGAGCGGCTCTTGAAGATCGTCTCGTTCGCTTGATGACCAATGCATTCGCAAATGACATTGAAGATCTAGCGATTAACGGTGATGGTGCTACAGGATCATTCCTTTCAATCATGTCTGGCTTTATTAAGCAAACTCGTGGTACAGTAGGAAACGCTGCTCATGAAGCAGATGTTACCGTATCTGATAACGAGTGGACTCCACAAGTAATGCAGGATATCATTCTTGCAATGCCACGTAAGTATCGTGCACTTAAGAGCAATCTTAAGTTCTATGCAGGTACTGACGCATTCCAGGGTATCGTTAAGAATAACGGTACACTCGCTGATGCTATTGCTGAAGCGATTGCTGGACAAACACCAGGTAGCACACAGGCTAACCGTCAAGCATATCTTGATGGTCTAGGACAGACATTCGGTGGTTCTCGTACCACCCGTGTTCTTGGAGTGGATGTACTTGAGGTTCCTTACTATCCAGCAGGATATGTAGATCTCACATTCCCTGAGAACCGTGTCTGGGGCTTCCAGCGTGATATCACGGTAAACCGTGAATACAAGCCAAAGAAGGATACTGTAGAATATACAGTTTTCGTTCGCTTTGGTATTGCATGGGAAGAGTTGGATGCAGTTGCTTATGGCGACGCAGACAGCGCAGATTCCTAAAATTAAATAAGCAGTATTAAGAGGGAGCGGAATAAACCCCGCTCCCTTTTAGCATCTCTGGTATAATGACAGTGGAGGAATAATATGTTAAATGTAGAAGATTTAAAAACAAAAAGCGTATTTGAAATTAAATCATTTGCAAAAAAAAATAATATTGATCTCAAAGATGCAAGAACAAAAATAGAAATGTTAAATATTTTAGAGGGCAAAGAAGTAATACAAATAGCCAAAAAAAATGTACCAGAACAAGTTGCTATTTATTCAGAAAGAAATAAACACAATAGTGATAAAAAAATTGGTGCACTCAAAGTTGGTTATAATATAGTTAGTAAGGAGGCAGCCGATTGGTGGCTTTCTCGCAAGGGAGTTAGACTAGCAACGCCCCAAGAGTTAGCAAGGCACTACGGTATAGACTAATGGAGATTTTGAGAATTCCCCCATACCCGCTTCAGATTGAGTACACAGTACCAACAGCAAGCACGTCATACTTTCTTGTTATAGAAAGTAACGACAGAAACGAAGAATTAGTAGATGTAGCAGTTACATCTAACTCAAGTTCTGTGGTTTCTTATACCCTATCAGATACATTTTCCAAATACGATGAATATTATGCCCTTACAATTTATGAAAAAAATGGCACTGCTCGTGGAGACGTTGTTGTTGAGGACAACCTAGAGATTGTTCGTCCTTACGTAGATCCTAATACCCTAGGAACAACTGCCACAGAGATAGCAGAATACACTGAGTATGAAAGTTTAGCAAGAAATATAATTGATTCATATGTTCCAGATGGATTTTATTTTACTACAGAATGGCTTCAAACCGTAGGTCAAGGCACAGACTATATGCCTATTTGGATACGTGGCTACAAGGTTCTTAAAGTATATGAAAATGCTCAAAAGGTTTGGGATGTTGATGATGAAGACGGTCCAGCATTAGATTCATATGATTATAGTATTACAAAAGATAAAACTGCAATTATCAAAGATCCAGTTGCTGGTGTTGATAACTGGAATAGAGATGAGCGTAAGCCAGCAAGAACTGCTATGGCAGCATCAGACTCTTTTGATTGGTATGATACTGGCGACAGTGCAAACATTCAAACCTTTAGAGGCGGAGTAAGTTTCCCAGAAGGTGGAGACTACATGTTTTATATTGAGGCAGGGTATAAAGTAGTACCAAATGATATTAAAGATGCAGCCAATATGCTTATTGAAGATATTAAGTGTGGCAAACTAGATTACTATAAGAGATATGTAGATTCATATAAGACTGATCAGTTTAATGTCAAATATAGCAAAACAATGCTTGAAGGAACTGGTAATCTTTTAGTGGATAAAATTTTAGATAAGTATGTGAATCTGGTAACTCGTCCTGGAGTATTATAATGGTGATCTGCGAAGATACCGATTTTATTTTTCCAATGAAGGCTGATGTTTACTACCCGATTATTACTCAAGGTGATTATGGACAACCTAAAAAAGATTGGGTATTTGATAAAACTATAGCCTGTAATGCCACTTCTGTTGGCGGTGCTGGAAAAGAAAACATAAAGCCAGAAACATTTTTACAGTATGAAAACAAACTTATAGCAAGAACCAAAGCGGACCCACGAATCTCTTCACAAAAAGAAACAAATGCTATTACAAATATTCTTATAACAAATATCAGACATGCTAATGATGAACTGATTTACAAAGAAACTGCTGGAGTACGTGCAGGTAGAGCAACAATTTTTGAAGTAGCAACTGTGGAGCCATATGTAAGTCCATTTAATACTATTGAATATTATAAGATGTTATGGCGTAGGGCTGAAAATCAGACTGTAGGTGACTGATGATAGTAACTACAAATACCCGTCAATTTAGAAAAACTATGAATAATATTATTGATTATTCTTATGGTTTTCTTGATGGTGTTCAAGATGGTAAAAAAATATTTTTAGAGAAGTTGGGCAGGGAAGTTATAGCAGCCCTAGGTCAATATATTGATATCAATGCAAAAGCAAATCCAAAAGCACTACATCACATCTATGAATGGTATCGTGTAGGTAGTCCAAAAGCAAGATTGTTTGATATAGATTTTATCGTAAATAAAAATGGTTTGGCATTATTTTCTAATTTTAGGCAGTCAAGATCAATGTCTGCAGATGCAACTACACCTTTTGTAAATAAAGCAAAAATAATGGAACAGGGTAGAACAGTTACAATTAAACCTAAGAGTGGATCTGTATTAGCATTTGAATCTGGTGGTCAAACAGTATTTACTAAAAATCCAGTTACCGTAACCAGTCCAGGTGGAGATGAAGTTCAAGGTTCATTTGAACAGGTATTTGATGAGTTCATGTTAAGATACTTTAAACAATCATTTATTCGTGCTTCTGGTTTATATGATTATATTAAAAGACCAACGGCATTTAAAAAGAATATTCGTCAAGGGTCTAAAGTCGGCAGAGCAAAAGGCGTTAGCACTGGCTTTGGTTGGATAGCAAATGCAAGAATTGGGGTAGAATAGTAATATGGTCACTAGCATTTCAACTACTGGATTTCCACCTAAATTTTTAAATAGGTATGTCGCAGCCCAACTAGCAGAGTTTGGAATAATTGATTCAGCACCAGAAACTCCCTTGCAGGCTGGATTTGATCCTATGGTTCCAGCACAATTTCCAACTAACATAGAAGATTTATATAATGATACTATTCAGATCAGACAAACCCAGTCTCCAGTCTTAATTGTTTATGACAGAATGATGAGATTTAGACCAACACCATTTTACAGACATAAAAGAGAGCAGTTAATATATTTTATTTATTCTTCAGATGTTGCAAAATTAATGGACTCTGTAAGAGTTATAACAGATGCACTAGATAGAGAAGACTCAGCAGCCCAAGATGTTAATAAGTGGATTAAGGACAATCCAATTACTGGAACAACGACAAATGTATTTTTTCATAATATCAGGGTCTATCAGGCAGATGAGAGTAGGGATGTAGCAGAACTAGCCTCTGCAAGAACCCTATTTGTAAATAAGGTCATTATTGAATATGACTATCATACAAACGACCTAACTGGCACCCTCTATACCTAAAAAATACTGTTATACTTATATCGAGGAAACACGCCCACTTATTCAACAAGGAAAAAAGAGGTGAAACAATATGCCAGCATATACCCGTGGTACGTCTAACAACATCATCGTCGGTGCCGCAGCGTTCTTTATCTGCGATACTACTCTTGATGCTGACGTTTTCACAGATTACCCATTTGTAAGCACAGAGTCCTATAAGTCAACTCTGTCTGCAAGTTCTTTCTGGACAAACGTCGGTTATACAATGAACGGTCTTGAAATGCAATTCCAGCCTGACTTCGGTGAGGTTGCAGTTGATCAGGTCCTTGATGTTGCTAAACTTTACAAGCAAGGTATGCAGGTAAATGTTGCTACAGCATTCGCTGAGGCAACTCTTGAGAATCTACTCTATGCTCTTGCAATGCCAGAGTCAGAACTTACTGGTACAAAGTCAACTTCCGCAGGACGCCGTCTGAATCTTTCAGCAGGCGAACTCGGTGAGTGCCCAGTTGAGCGAGGAATCGCTGCTGTCGGCCCTGGTACTGGTGACTGCGATGACTCTTCAAATGTAGAACGTGTTTATGTCGGATACCGTGCACTCTCAATTGAGAATGTAACTGTATCGGCAAAGCGTGATGAACCTTCAATGTTTGAAGTTTCATTCCGTCTACTTCCAGAAGACGCTTCTGGCGCATATGGCAAGATCGTAGATCGTACTCATACTGCATCATAATCTAATCTTAGATTAATAACAGCCCACTCCCTATATGGGGGTGGGTTTGTTGTTTGTGGTAAAATGGTTTAAATGGCTACAGAAATATATAAAACAGAAATAATTCAACTAGTTGATGGTACAGAGGTTGAGATTATTCCATTAAAAATAAAGTATCTAAGAGAATTTATGGATACTTTTGAGGCTATTCGTGTAACAAAAAATGACCAAGAAGCGATTGTTGTTTTATCAGAATGTGCAAGAATATGTATGAAGCAATATTATCCATCCATTTCAAAAACAATAACAGAATTAGAAGATAATATTGATCTTCCTACAATATATAAAATATTAGATGTGGCTGCTGGTATTAAAATAAATAAAAAATTAGAACAACCAGTTAAAGATCAAGCAACAGATAGTGGCTCTAATTGGGACTCTTTAGACCTTGCAAAACTTGAGGCTGAAGCATTTTTGCTCGGTATTTGGAAAGACTATCAAGAACTAGAAGAATCAATGTCAATAACAGAACTTATGGCTACCCTTTCTAGTAAGCGAGAACTTGACTATGAAGAAAAAAAGTTTTTAGCAGCAATACAGGGTGTTGATTTAGATGCCAACTCATCAGGCCCAGATGGTAAAAAACGAGGGCAGCAAGAATGGGAAGATCTCAAAGCCAGAGTATTTAGTGGCGGTAAAGCAAAAGATGGAAATGATATTCTTGCACTTCAGGGTCCCGCTGCAGAAAAAGCAGGGTTTGGTATTGGAATGGGTCTAGATTATGATGACCTGCGTGATCCATCAGTAATGAAGTAATAATATATAAAAATAGCCGTTTTGTGCTATAATTACATTTAGCCTATATAGGAGGATAAATGGCAACAACAACGTATGAGAGCCAAGAACTTACTCTTATGGATGGTACGAAAATTGCAGTGAGGCCTTTAAAAATCTCATTGCTTCGTCCTTTCATGAGCAAGTTTGAAAAGGTAGCAGAGGTGGCAGAAGATAATGAGAAGTCAATGACTCTCCTTATTGAATGTGTAGAAATTGCTATGAAGCAGTACAGTCCAGATTTGGCTGATGTTAAGAAACTTGAGGAAGTTTTAGACCTTCCAACAGTTTATAAAATCATTGAGGCTGCTTCGGGGGTTAAACTCCAAGATGCAAATGCTCTATTGAATACAGTACTTGCAAACAACTAAAAAGTAAGAGGTGCTATAAGTGGCTGACGTAAATGCTAATATTGGCATACATATAGATACGTCACAATCTTTAGCGGAGATTAAAAATCTTCAACGTCAGTTAGCACAACTCTACACAAGTATAAACAAAGGTAGTGCCGCAGCAGCGGCAGCCCAAAAGGGTCTTGCTACCAATTTAATGAATACCATCAATGCTGGTGGTAAGTTCTACGCCCAGATGGGCACAATTCGTACAAGTACGGAATCATTTACTCACGCACTGGAGAAAAACAAACTCACTATGCGTGAGTATTTCCGTTTTGCTGGCGGATCTACAAGAACATTTGGAAGACTATTTAAATCAGAATTTGACACGATTGGCAGGGTAGCCGAAGAGCGTGTCAAGAAAATGCAAACTCAATATGTAAAGTTGGGTCGTGATGCATCTGGAGCAATGAGGGCAATCTCTGTAACTCCAACAACTCTCAATATGAAAGAATACGGCAATCAGGTAGCCGTAGCAGCACAAAAACAAGCACTATTAAATCAACTTCTCAGACAGGGTTCAACTAATCTATTAAATTTTGGTAAGAATACACAGTGGGCTGGCCGTCAGTTGATGGTTGGTTTTACAATACCGCTTGCATATTTTGGTACAGCAGCCGCTAAAACATTTATGGATCTTGAGGCTCAAGCCCTTAAGTTCCGTCGTGTTTATGGGGATATGTTTACTACTACAGAGCAAACAAATAAGGCTCTTGCAGATATAGAGGCTTTAGCAAAACAGTTTACAAAATATGGTGTTGCTGTTAGCAAAACTATGGAAATGGCAGCAAGTGCTGCTGCTATGGGCAGAACTGGTGCAGAACTTACTGCACAGGTTGCACAAGCCACAAGACTTGCTGTTCTTGGTAATGTTGAACAAGATCAAGCATTATTAACAACCATATCTTTAACAGATGCTTTTGGTTTGGCTGCAGAAGATTTAGCAGGAAAAATTAACTTTTTAAACTCTGTTGAAAACCAAACTATAACAGCAATTGAAGATTTAACTATTGCTATTCCAAAGGCTGGACCAGTTGTTAAACAACTTGGAGGTAGCGTAGAAGATCTTGCATTCTTCTTAACTGCTATGCGTGAAGGTGGAATCAATGCATCTGAAGGTGCTAACGCACTTAAATCTGGATTAGCATCTTTAATTAATCCAACAGAAAAAGCAGCAGCAATGCTTGCTGATATGGGAATTAATATAAAGGGTATTGTAGAGGCTAATGTTGGAAACCTAAAACAGACAGTTATAGATTTTGCAAATGCACTAGATACTCTTGCTCCATTAGAAAGATCAAGAGCAATTGAACAATTGTTTGGTAAATTCCAATTCGCACGTCTTTCTACTTTGTTTGAAAACGTTACAAAAGATGGTGGTCAAGCAGCACGAGTTTTAGATTTGGCTAGTAAGTCTGTAGAAGAACTCGCAATATTATCAGAACGAGAATTGGGTGCAGTAGAAGATGCAATTGGTACAAACTTTAGAGAAGCAGTTGAGCAATTAAAACTAACAATTGCTCCTATTGGAAAAGAATTTTTAAAAGCGATAACTCCAGTTATTAAGTTTTTTGGAGAACTTTTTGAAAAGTTTGGCAATTTAAGTGACGGTTCTAAAAAGTTTATAGTTATTCTAACCACTCTTGTAGGTCTTGTTGGACCTACTTTATTAATGACATTTGGCCTAGTTGCAAACGGCGCAGCAAATATAATTAAACTATTTTTATTAATGCGACAAGGATTTTTAAAATTAACTGGAAATAGTACAAATCTTGCACAACAAACACAATACTTAAGCAGCGAACAAATGGAGGCGGCAGTAGTTGCCGCATCTTTAAACCAGGCACATACAAGATTAACTCAGCAATTTACACTTGAGGCTAGTGCAGTAAATCAACTTCGCAATGCATATGTTCAGGCTACAGCAGCAGCAGCAAGATTTGCAGCAGCAAATCCTGGAATGATGATTCCTGGTGCTGGAAAGGTTCCGAAAAAATTTAATTCTGGAACCATGAAAGTTCCAGGGTATTCAAAGGGTACTGACTCCGTACCCGCAATGCTTACACCAGGTGAAGCAGTAATTCCAGAGCCTATTGCACAAGACGACAGATTTAAGCCACTAATTGCTGCTCTTGTAAGTGGAGAAATTGCAAAATATGAAGAGGGTACTGTAAATGTTGGTGGTAAGACATATACCACAAAGAGCCAGATGGCTGCTCGTAATTTGGAAAAGAAGATAGCACAATTAATTGCTGCTGGTATTTCAGAAGATAAGATTATTCGTGCTCTAGATAAAAATATAGAACGTGGTAGACCAATGACTGGTTCTGCCTTAGAAAAGAGACTATCTATTGGTCGTGGATCAAGTGCTGGAACAAGTGCTCCATCTGCTATTAAAAGACTTGCTAAAGAATCACAGTCTGGTTTTAGAACTGAAGTAAGAGCAATAAAGAAGGTTTTGAAACAAAAGGGTATTACTTTAACTCCTGCACAAGAAAAAAATCTTTTTGCAGTACAAGCATCACATATTGAAGAAGTTAGAAACGCTGGAATAAAGCAATGGAATGCATCAAATCTAGTAGCAGATCTTGGATATGTTAATAACTATCTAAATACTGTAAAAGGTAATCTTGGTAAAAATCTACTTGCAATGTCTGATGATCAACTAAAGACTCTTGGTATTGATAGAGATGAACTTAGAGCACTACAATCTGGTCGTCATCCAACTACAGCAAGGGCTGCAGAAACTTTAAGATCAGTTGCAAGATATGATGCTTCTATTAA